CAGCTTATGGTCGGTACACTCTTATGAAAGGGATTATAACCCCTTGCATGACCATGGTGTAGATACCCAGATGGGGGTTTCATTTACCACCTGGACCAAAATACCACCGCAAATAGCCAATAATAACAAATGGAGTCCACTAGATCTATATAACTCTGGTGGTGCTTATGATGGATTCTTACAGTTTCATTTTGGACAAACAAGTATACGGGGTTTAGAAGAGCTAAGACCTGCACTTACCAAAACAATTAAACCTGAAGTTGGCAAAATATTATTTTTCCCTTCATGGTGTCAACATTGTGTTTATCCATTTGAAGGTGAGGGTGAAAGAAGGACAATAGCGGGCAATTTAAACATGTTTCCTGAATCTGTACTCAATGACCCTCAAAACAAAGCAATCGTGCTGTAAAGCACCTTAAAACGCATTTAAACACTATATAAGGAGAAACATATGCCATACGGTAAAGGAACTTATGGATCTACTAAAGGTAGACCACCAATGAAGAAGAAGAAAAAGAAAAAAGGTAAAAAGAATGCTTACTAGAAAACAAATGACATTACCTAAAGCTCTTAAAGACAAGATTATGAAGTCTAAGAAGAAAAAGAAAGGTAAAAAGAAGTGAAAAAACAACTAACTGCTAGACAGAAAGCTACATTAAAGAAGCATTCGGTACATCACAGTGCCAAGCATATGTCAGCTATGAAAAAGTCAATGCTTGCTGGTAAAACTTTTACACAAGCTCATAAAATCGCACAAAAAAAGGTAGGTAAATAATGAAAGATAAGATTATGCAGAAATGGAATGCACTTTCCATTACTAAAAAGAACGCAATAGTAGCTATTGGAGTTATTATTGTACTTGCAATTATATTTTAACTCATGGCTAAGAGCAAAGTTAACCAATCTGGTAATTATACTAAGCCTGCAATGCGAAAACGCATGTTCCAACGCATAAAAGCTGGAACTAAAGGCGGAAAAGCTGGTCAATGGTCTGCTCGTAAAGCCCAAATGCTAGCAAAATCGTATAAAGCTGCTGGTGGTGGCTATAAGTGAGCCTAAAAAAGCCCCAAAAGAGCTTAAAGAACTGGGGTAAGCAGAAATGGCGTACCAAATCTGGTAAACCTTCTGCTAAAACAGGTGAAAGATACCTACCTGAGAAAGCAATTAAGGCTTTATCTGCCAAAGAGTACGCTGCTACTACAAAAGCAAAGCGTAAAGGCACTAAAAAAGGTAAACAACACGTTAAACAACCAAAAAAGATAGCTCGTAAGACACGAGCTTATAGATAGGAGAACAAACATAATGGCATTACCAATTGTAGGAATAACAGCTAAAGTACTTGGCAGAAAAGCTGCTAGAAAAGTATTAAAAGGTAAAAAAAAAGCAGGAGCCAAATTATCTAGAGTAAAAGGTACAAAAACTTATGCTGCAACTAAAGCAAAAGAATCAGGTATAAGAGGTGCTATAGGTCTAAAAGGCAAAGGCAGATTAAATACCATTCGTAGACAAGTGCAAGGACCAGCAGGATATATTGCTCTTGGTGCTGCTGCATTCTCTGGAGATGATGAGTAAATCAGATAAAGAAGTCATTGCTGACCTAATAAAGTCACTTAATCAGACTAAAGAATCTGCTCCTATCAGATATAAAAAAGAACTTGACGTACAGTTTACGCCACAACCTGACGTAAAGATCGTAGTCAACAATACAAAAAAAGGACTATTATAATGGCTAAAAGTTTAGTAACACTAGCAGAAGAAATATCTTCACTATCACCTAATGAGTTAGAAACTCTTGGTAAGATAGTAATGGCAAAACAACAGATGGTTCAGCCAAGACCACAAGGACAAGTATCAAATGTACCTGGACCTATGGGAGCTGCACCTATGCCACCACAAATGAATCAAGCACCTCAAAGACGTATGGCTCCGCCAACAACTAGAGATGCAATGATGCCTGGTCTATTAAATAGATAATGGTTCGTATAAGTAGGTTTTCTTCAAAGTATTTAACTACTGCAAAAAAGAAACCTAAGAAATTAAAAGATACACTAAACGAAGATCAGTTAGCTGCTTTTATTACTGGTAAACCAAATAAAAAGTTTGCTAAAGGATTTAAAAAACAAACTGGTACATCTAAAAAAGAAGTTTATGAATTTGATAAAGTTCAAAAACCTGAACCTGTAAGAAGTAAACCAACTGGTTATATGCAAGCTGATTTAGGTAAAATGAAACAACGTAAAGCTGTTAATAGATCTGAAAGATTACAAATGGCTAGATATAAAAATGCCAAAAGGAGGGCAAAATGATAGCAAAAACTGCAAGCAAATTATTTAAAAAGAAAAAGAAAAAAAAGTCTAAAAAGAAAGCACCTAAAAAGAAAACTGTATTAGGTGGAGCGCAAACATTAGCAGGTAAAGCATTAATTAATCCTGTTACATTAGGTGGAGGTGCTGCTTATGGTATTGGTAGAGCTAGTGGTAGATCTTCTGAAAGAGCTAAAACTATTAGACTTAATGAAGCATTAAGACGTAGAGGCGTAAGAGTATAATGGCACATGGCGGTAAAAGACCAGGAGCAGGTAGACCTAAAGGAGTTATAGATGGAACAAAAGGGCAACGTCTAGAAGCTGCTATAAAGTCTGCAAGTAGAACACCGTTGGAATATATGTTGAATGTTTTAAACAATCCTGGTACTTCTCCTGAACGAAAGATGTGGGCTGCAGAAAAAGCTGCACCTTTCGTACATGCTAGATTAGCAAGTAAGGAACACAAAATAACTGGTGATAGCAAAAAACCAATTAGTATAAATTTATGTCACGCTCCAGAAAAGGAATAGATAAAAAAGAAATAACAATACCATTTAAACCTAGAAAGTATCAATGGGAAGTATTTCAAAAACTAAAAAGATTTAATGTTATCGTTTGTCATCGGAGGTTTGGAAAGACCTGCCTGGCAATTTGGAAACTAGTTGCTGCTGCAGTAGAAAAAGATAATGCAAGATTAGCTTATATAGCACCTACATATAGACAAGGTAAGGCTGTTGCTTTTGATTATCTTAAAGAATACACAGAACCACTTATGCAGCTTGGTGGTAGTAGAAACGAAACAGAATTAAAAATAGATTTATATAACGGATCAAGAATACAGATATTTGGTGCTGATAATCCAGATGCACTTCGTGGATTAGGATTTGATGGTGTAGTTATGGATGAGTTTGCTCTCATGTCTCCTCGTACCTGGACTGAAATTATAAGACCTGCTGTATCTGACAAACTTGGATTTGTTATCTTCATTGGAACACCTATGGGGCATAATCAGTTCTGGGAAGTATTTGATTTTGCAAAACGTACTGATAGTAAAGATTGGTACGGATGTATGTATAGATCATCTGATACTAATGTTATACCTGATTGGGAGTTGGAAGATGCTAAACGCACTATGCCAGACTCACAATTTGAACAAGAGTATGAATGCTCATTCAATGCTGCTGTCCAGGGCAGTTATTATGGAGCATTAATGGAACAAGCAGAAAAACAAAAACGTATAGGTGATATACCATACGATCCTACAGTTGATGTAGAAACATGGTGGGATTTAGGTATAGGAGACTCTACTGCAATTTGGTTTGCACAAAGAGTTAATAATGAAGTTAGATTAATTGATTACTATGAAACTAATGGTGAATCATTAGCGTATTATGTAAGTAAGCTAAATGAAAAACCATATAACTATGGCGCTCATATAGCACCACACGATATTGTAACTAGGGAACTAGGAACAGGTAAATCTAGATTAGAAGTAGCTGCAGAGTTAGGATTAAACTTTGAAGTAGCTCCTAAACTAGAAGTAGAACACGGAATAGAATCCGTAAGAAACACATTACCTAATTGTTGGTTTGATAGAATAAGATGCAAACAAGGTATCGAAGCTCTCAAACAATACAAAAAGGTATTTGATGATAAGAACCAAGTCTTTAAAAATAAACCTCATCATAACTGGGCATCACACGGATCAGATGCATTTAGATATGGATGTGTAGGCGAAGCGCCTGAAAGAACAGATTGGGCTAAAGATATTAACGTAGATACAAGGTATATAATATGATTAGTAAATATGTAAATGCAGCTAGAGGTGCATTCCATGGTGTAAAAACTACATTAAAAAGAGATATAAGCCAAGCTAAATCAGCAAGTAAATTAATAGGCAAAAAAGAAACTGCAAAATTACTGGCAAAAAGATATGGTAGAAGAGCAAAGCCAACAATTAAAAAATATGGTCCTGGTATACTTGTTGGAGGTATTGGGGGTACAGCAATAGGTATGACCGCTGGTGCAATAGGTAGATCTGTACAAAATAAAAAGAAAACAAAAAAATAATGGCAAAATCTCCTGCATGGCAACGTAAAGAAGGTAAAAATCCTTCTGGTGGTTTAAATAAAAAAGGTGTAGCATCTTACAGAAGAGCTAATCCAGGAAGTAAACTTAAGACTGCTGTAACTACAAAACCAAGTAAATTAAAAAAAGGATCTAAAGCTGCTAAACGAAGAAAATCATTTTGTGC